GATATTATGAATAAAGAATTAATCACCATATATGGAGTAGCTTTAGTCAAGTTTTATTACGATGATGCGAAAAGGTATTTTATTCAGCAAGAAGAAATAAGAAAAAGCATCGAGAATAACAAGCAGCTAGAAATCAAAACTAGAATCGTAAAAGCTAGTAAGAATAATAAAACAAAAAATAACAACCTAATCGATATAGGAAATTTAATGGAGGGCGGTGATCGTAATTAATTTCAATCAGCAAGTGGATAAAAAAGCGATATTCTTACTATTTGGATGTTATTGTAATAATCCTAGATTGGTAATGGATGAAAAATATTCAACTAATAAAAATGACTATCCAGAGAATTTTCATAAGATGATTTGGGGAGCAATAGTTAATATAGCAAAGAAAAGAAACGTAGAACAAATTGGTGCTTTGGAAATTGAAAATGAAATATCACAAATTGAAGAAGTATTTAACATATGGAAGAATAACGATGGCTGGAATTATATTGAAGAAGCTATTAATATGACAAAAGATAAACTAGATAACATTGCTCAATATTATGATGACGTTAGAAAATATTCAATAATACGGAATGCATTAGAGAATTTAAAATTAGATATTACCTTTATATATGATGAAAAAGATGATACGAAGATTGAAAAATTTAATTCATTAACAAGCACAGAAGTATTAAATGAGATTAATAATAAGTTTCTAGATTTCAAATCATTATGGAAAAATGCATTTGGAGATAATTATTCATTTCATGCCGGAGAAGGTATTAAAGATAGATTAGAAGAACACAAGAAACAAGAAAATACATATGGGTATCCTTTTCAAAGTGGATATATGACTACTATATACAGAGGAATGAGAAAAAAGAAGTTTATTATTAGAAGTTCTATTTCTGGTGGTGGTAAGTCTAGGTCTTCTATGGCAGATGCCGTTAACATTGCAACCAATTTAATTTATAATTGGTATAAGCATGAATGGACTTCTACAGGCGAAAAAGAACCAGTATTATTCATTTCTACAGAGTTAACAAAAGAGGAAATTCAAGATTGTTTATTGGCTCATATTAGTGGAATTGAAGAGGATAGAATAGCAGAATGGAAAGACATTACAGAGGAAGAAGAGAATGTATTAAACATATCAGCTAAATTGGTTGAAGAATCGTTATTATACGGTGAATATATGCCGGACTTTACCATTGATACATTAAATGAAACTATAGAGAAGTATGTAATTAATTATAATATAGGGTATTGTTTCTTTGACTATATTAATGATTCACCGTCTCTTTATAGCTATTATTTTGAGAAGAGTAAAGTTAGATTACGACCTGATCAAATCCTCTTTATGTTTAGTAATGCATTAAAATTAAGTTGTAATAAGTTCAATATATATCTAGGATCATCAACACAGTTAAATGACTCATATAAAGATGACGGAAATAAAGATGCAAGTGCGTTAAAGGGTAGTAAAGCTATTATCGAAAAAGCTGATGGTGGAGTTTTAGTGCTACCTGTTACTCATAAAGACTTGAAAAAGTTAGAACCTATATTAAGAGCTGACGGTCAATTTGGAACGATTATTCCTAATATGGCATATTACATATTTAAAAATCGTGGTGGAAAATGGAAAGCAATAATTGTATGGACAAAAATTAATTTAGGTACTATGAGAGAAGTTGATTGTTTTGTTACTAATTATAATTTTGAGTTAGTAACAGATATTGAAAAAACATTAATAGAATTTCAGTTAGAAGACGTAGGTAATGTTGGTATCATTGATGATGATAATGAATTTAATGTATCAGGTGCAGTTGATCTTGTAAATGAACTATCCAAATCTAAGTAGAGGGGTGATTACTTACAATGACAGCTCAAGAATTAAAAGATAAATTATCTGACGAAGACATTAAGACTTTATTACTTGAAATGGGAGCTACTATTTATTATGAAGATGATGATATGTGGATTTCAAATACTATATGTCATCAAGGAACGAAGCCTAAGTTATATTATTATAAGGATTCAAAATCATTTCATTGTTATACAGAGTGTGGTCAACTTGATATTCTTGGAGTTGTCATGGGTTATAAAGGATATACAGAAGAAGAATTCTACAAAGTAATTAATTGGATATGTATAAAATTAAACATAGACAATTGTGAGTACGGATTTGGTAATCAAGAACAAATTTCAGATTGGCAGTTCATTAGAAAATATAAAAAGTCTTCTAAAAAACAGTTAGAAAACAAACCTTTAGTTCCATATGATAAAAGTATTTTAAGAATATTTTTAAAATGGTATACAGAAGAATGGATTAAAGAAGGTATTTCAATTGAAACAATGGAAAAATATAATATCATGTATTCACCTTGGCAGCAAAAAATAATAATACCTCATTTTGATCTTAACAATCAATTAATTGGAGTAAGAGGTAGGTCATTGTTAGATGAAGACATTGAACTATTTGGTAAGTATAATCCTTTTAAAGTTGGAAGACGATTTTATAATCATTCATTAGGACAGAATTTATTTGGTTTAAATCATAATATGAAAGCAATACTGAGAAAAAGAAAGATAATGCTTGTAGAATCAGAAAAGGCAGTTATGCAAACTGATACAATGTTTGGAGAAGACAACTTTACTGTAGGACTATGTGGTAGTAATTTAACATCGTATCAAAGAGGTTTAATATTGATGTTAGGAGTAAGAGAAGTGATTGTAGGTTTAGATAAACAATATCAAACATTAGATTCAGAAGAGTGTAAAAAGTGGGCAAAACACATTAAAGATAATATCGTTACCCCTCTTGCTCCTTATGTAATAGTCACAATATTATGGGATACTCAAGATGTATTAGAATATAAAAATAGTCCATCTGATAAAGGTAAAGAAACGTTATTGAAGCTTATGGATAATAAATTGTATGTTGGAACAGCCGGATAGGAGATTATTATGAGTTTTAAATACAAGTTAATAGGAAATGTTAGATTTGGGAATGAGATTAATGATATTCTAAAATCAAAAGGGATTACTGATATTAACTCCTTTCTAAATCCAACTGAAAAGCATTTAGAAAGTGAATTATTATTAGACAATATTGAAATAGCAAGAGATAAGTTTATATATCATCTAAATAACGATAGTAAAATGTTAATTATTGTTGATACTGATGCAGACGGTTACACTTCAGCAGCATTAATATATCAGTATATAAAAAGAATTAAACCAACAATTATAGTAGATTATATAATACACGAAGGAAAGCAACATGGATTAGATGATTTGCTTCCAAAAATAATAGGAAGTGATTATAAATTAATTATAGTTCCTGATGCCGGAAGTAATGATTATGTTGAGTGTACAGAATTATATCTAGATGGAAAAGAGATTATTATACTTGATCATCATATAATTACAAAGATTGAGAAAGAAAAACCATTAGTATATCACGAAGGACATTATACAAAAGACAATCCTGCTATAATAGTAAATAATCAAACATCAAATAAAGTAACTGATAAAGCTATGAGTGGAGTTGGTATTACATATAAATTTTGTAAACTGTTAGATAAGTACTTTGGAGTAAATTATTCAGATGATTATTTAGATTTATTATGTATTGGAATGATTGGTGATAGAGTTGATTTATTTAATCTTCAGTGTAGATATTTAGTAATGAATGGATTAAGAATTATATCACATAAAATCAATAAAAATAAATTCATATCACAACTAATAGAAGCACAAAGTTATTCAATGAATAACAAAGTAACAATTACTGGATTAGGTTTTTATGTAATTCCATTGATAAATTCACTTATTCGTTTAGGTACATATGAAGATAAATGTATTATGTTTGAAGCATTGTGTAATTCTGATAGAGTTTTAATGAGAAAAGTTAAAGGAAAAGGCGAGATAGAATTATCTATACAAGAGTATGCATTAAAATCATGTGAAAGCACTAATAGAAAACAAAGAAAGTTAACCGAGGAAAGTGTATTAAAATTATCAGAAGACATAGATAGTAATAACTTAGACAAATATCCAATATTAATATGCAATGCTAAAGATGATGTAGATTCTAATTCAACCGGATTAATAGCTAATAAGTTAGCTTCTACATATCAAAGACCATGTTTACTTATGAGAAGAAAGAATAATATATGCTCCGGTAGTGGTAGAGGATATGATAAATGCGAAATACTTGATTTCAATCAATGGTGCAAAGATACTGGATTATTTACATTTGTAGAAGGG